GACACTTCAGATGATTCTATGGTGTTTGGATCTACGGCATCATTTGATCCAGAAGAACATATTGTTCTTCGTGATTCAATTGCATATGGTGAACCTGTTAACATCTATGGTGAAGAACCTCTTGATGGAAACGCTTTACCCGAGGGAGTTGGTATTCAACTTCTTGTTACTGGTGGTTCTGTTTATGACATACAAACTCCAATAGGTATTTCACAATTCAATGGTAGTTTTAATCAGAATGAAACCTTTAGGTTTACCATCATTTTGCGAGGCAACGATATTTGGGATTGGCCCAACAATGTGAAATTTGATGACAGAGATACCACATTCTCATCTGGAACAAATATTATTGGTCTATCAACAAGTGATGCAGGATTAAACTGGACTGCTATAGTTTCATCAAAGGGGTATCAATCATCTTCTGAATCTTCTGGTGATTCATATGGTGTTGGATCTTGTTGTTATACAGATAACTCTGGGATAAAACAGTGCGAAGAAAATGTTACAGAAGTTGTTTGTTTAGAAAAACAAGATTCGGTATGGAATGCTTTCTCAACCTGTTTAGAGAGTTGTGGGAACGAACTTACTACTGGAATTTGTTGTAATGATGGTGGAGAATGGTTTGGTAAAGATTCTGGGATTTGCCTCACCGACGCTTCTAAATCGGAATGTGATTATTTTGGTGGAACACATGTTACTCATTATTATTATGATTTAGATGATTCTGGAATTCCATACAAACTTGCAGAACCAATTGAAATTGATTGTATGAATGTTCCTTCAACTTGTGAATATTATTCTGCATGTGAATGGTGTCTGGATCCATGTGCTGATGCAGTATCATGTTGTGCTAATGGATCATGTATAGGAGATTCGTTTGGTGAGGGGGAACTGGGAATAAGAATTTCTGCTGCAATGTGCATTTATATTTACGGTGGTATTCCGGCATACGGTTCTCAAGATTTTACTGTTGAAGCCTGTTGCATTAATGGTGAGTGTGAAAATATCACCAGAATAGAATGTAGACAAAGGGGAGGCACCAATCTTAATGGGAGAAACTGCAATCATGATTTGGAAGAACCATGTTGGCATAAAAAAGATGACGGTGGTTTTTGTAATGCCGGTTGTAATTGTTCTAGCGGATGGGTTGATGGACCGGGTCCTATAGATTGTTCCAGTGGAGTTGGAGCCTGTTGTTCTTATAATGGATCGTGTTCAAACACAACACAAAATGATTGCATTGATGGTTGGTGGCAGGGAGCCGGAACCAATTGCACAGATAATGATGGTATTGAAAATGAGAATTGTACTTCGGGTAGTTGTGTTTATCCTTCGGGTGAGTGTGAAAATTCATTATCTCCTTCTCAGTGTTCTAAGAAAAATGGAATTTTTGACGAAGGCTCACCCTGTCAGGGATTGGGTTGTCAAACTACCGATTGTTGTGATTATTTAATTCATTATGGTGCATGTTGTGATAATGGATCATGTATAGATGATGGGACAAACTTGGACTGTAACGGTTACTTTATGGGTCCGGGAACAAAATGCACAGGAGAAAATGCAGTAAATTGTTGTTTTGATGGAGTCTGTTGTGACGGACAAAGTTGTTTCTCTGTTGACTCTCCAGAAGAATGCGGAGGATCAAACTTCTTTGTTCCTCAAGAAACTTGTGATAATATTGAAAATAATGGTTCATATGAGGCAAAACTTGCTTGTGGGTTTGTTGATCCACCAGAAGAAACAATCGCTTGTTGTTATGGTGATGGAACATGTTTAGATCAATTAATTTCAGAATGCCAAGGTGTTCCTCAAGGACCTGGTTCTGATTGTAGCGATATAAATTGTGATCCCACTGGTGCTTGTTGCTATACAGACAGCATAGGTTCTTGTTGTGTTTGCGAACAAAATAGTGATGGAACACATAAACCAACGTGTATCATAACAAGTTCATTTTACTGTTCTGGTTATGGTGGTATTTTCAAACCATATTCATCCTGTTGGTATAACAACTTTGAGGACACAATACCAGAAGGAGAAGAAGACGATTGGCAATCTTGCAATTGTGGTGTTTGTCCTTCTGATGTGGTTTGTAACAACAACACATATAATGAAGATGATGAACCAGATGGTGGATGGGGAGGAGCAGGATGTCCCGATGCCGATCAGGGTTTAGTAGATGGAAGTGATTGTATGGAATTTGGAGATCTGCCTCCAGCGGGATATATTTACTTTGATGGACTTGATTGTAGTCAAATTGATTGTGATAATCCTCCTCCTCCTGGCGGCAAGAACGGTGGTGACTCATCAGAAAAAGATATAAAAATAACAGCAGATCCAGGCGGAGAGGTAACTGCGTCTTCGTGTGATGCTTGTAGTAAAGGACCACAACAAGCATGTTGGATGTGTCAAACACACGATACTAAAATAGCAAATGGAGTTTCACCCGGCGGATGTGGTTGTGATCCTGTAACAGAATGTGACAGGGGAATTGATGGTGAATTAATTTGTGGAGACTCAGAAGAATATGGCGATAATTGTGCAAGTTGTCCATGTTGTTATGTGGACAACACCGGTCCTCCTCCTCCACCACCACCAGTTTTAAAATCATGTTGTGTTGCGGACAGAAAAGACTGTCAGTGTGTTGGTGGTAAAGGTTTGGGGTTATGTAATGTAGAAGCAAGAGTGCCTCAAGGTCTTAATCAAAAATGTCCACCTACGCATCCATTTTATTGTTCTTCTACTAACAGTTGTCCAGACTGCTGCGATCCAAGTAAATCTGTTCCTATTATTAATATTGGTTCTGAGGGACTTTATAATTTTTATGAACCACAATGTGATGTGTTATCACAGTCTGAGTGTGATTCACTTAAAGGTATCTTCAAAGGAGAGGCAACTCGATGTGACGACTATGAAGAAGATAATTTCTGTTTTCCTTCTTTTGCTTGTTGTAATGGAGAAACTTGTGAAGATGTTCCAGAGGCTTTATGTGAAGATAGTTGGTATCAAGGTCTTGAATGTTCAGATTTACAAGACGATCTGTATTGTTTTGAAGCACCACCTGAAAATGGAGCGTGTTGTTATGTAAATGCTAATGGATTCTCAGAATGTTATGACGAAGAAACCCAAGAATATTGTGAAACTGTTTTACTAGGAACATTTCAAGGAGTTTTAACTTCCTGTGATGACATGCAGGGAAATTCTGATTGTTTCCCACCGGGGGCTTGTTGTGATGGAATAGACAATTGTTTGGATGGAATATTGGAATTTTGGTGTGTTTCTGATATATGGTATTCACATGATGAACCAGATCAAAAATATTGTGAAGATTTGAATGATACCTCTGGGTGTTCTTCCATACCAACTGGTGCATGTTGTGAAAAAACTGATGAGGACTGTGATTCAGTTGAACAATGTTGCTATGATGATGTTACCGAATCAGATTGTGGTACTAATATTTGGTATGAAAATGAAACTTGTCAAAGTTTACATGAACAGGGATTTGAAAATTGTGGATCTCCACCACCTCTAGGTGCCTGTTGCTTGGGTGCTGGTTGCGTTGATAATAAAACAGAAGAAGAATGTGAAGATCTTATGGCGGGAGATCCCCCTGTAGGAGATTGGTATGAAGAAAAATTATGTGAAGAGTTGGATGGCTGGACCTATCCAAATTGTTATACCACGGGTGCCTGTTGTGGACCGGAAGATTGTCAATGTGAATATAAAAACTGGACAAAACCATTAGATTGTGCAAGTGGAGTATTACAAGATACAACATGTGAAGAGGCGGAATGTCCATGTGAGGCAGAGGTAGAACATGCATGTTGCTTAGATAGTAAGGACTGTTGGAATCTCACACAATCAGATTGTGTTGCAGTTGGAGGTCAAACAATATTAGACACAACATGTGATGATGATCCATGTAAAAGGGGATCTTGCTGTTTCCCCGATGGTTGTGAGGATAATATCTTAGATGTAAATTGTGCCCCTCACAAGTTCTGGTCGTATGATGAATTTAATGAGAAAGGCGACTGGTGGAATACAGTTTCATGTAGTCTTGAACCATGTAATTCTGGCGCTTGTTGCACTGATCCAGAGTTCCTTGATGAATCGTGTTGGAGCGAATGGTATTGGCAAGGACAAGGTCCCCTTGGAGTTTCTAGATATGTTTGCTTGAATCTCGACCTTGGTTTGCCTGATATAAGTGTATTTACTGAAAATGTTATTTGCGAAAATAATGGTGGTGATTTTTCATGTGATGATCAAGATGGAAGCGGAGCATGTTGTTTCCAATGTAAGGGCAATATGGGTGGAACGTACACTACTTGTATTGCTGCTAAAGATCAAACGGACTGTTGTGATACAGATTTGTCTGCTCTTTGCACTGCACCAAGCAAAAGTGGTCATGGTGCATATTTTTATGCCGAATCAACATGTACTAATCCACTAGAGCCAGGTGCATGTCCGCAGTCCTATCCAAATGACGGAGTTGAATGTCCAGATGAAGGAACAGAGACTGTTGGAGCATGTTGCTTCTTGGATGGAAGTTGTGAAACAAGAGAAGAATTAAACTGTAAGGCAAGTGGTGGTAATTTCCAAGGAGAGAATACATCTTGTTTTGAGGTTGATTGTTCGGTTTATCAAAAGGGTGCATGTTGCGAGGTTCGCACAGGAGGTTGTGTTGAAAAAACACAAATCAATTGCATTAATGCCAAGACGAATCAACACACACCTGCTGGTGTGGTCCCACCCATAGAGGAATTTTTATGGGCAGGAGCAGGAACATCTTGTGGAAGCACATGGAATTTTGATGGTGAACAATATACTCTCCCAGTCAGCACTAATACTTGTGGGTATTATTTCCCAGAAGCGATAAAGGGAGCATGTTGCATGTCTGGCTACACCATGAATTTTAGTAACCCAGTCGCATGTAACAACATATCTGAGGCACAAAATTTTTATTGTAGTGATGGATGTTCAAATAACCAATCAAAATTTCATTGTTACCAATGCATTGGTGAGACTAGGATGCGGGAAGATATTTGGACGCAAGATGAAATGGGAAATCCTGCTTTGATTCTTCAAGCAGATTGTAATGAGAGGATTCCCGATGACTATACCATTCCAACAAATGAAATGATACCCCCAAATGATTTAGAAGCAGCAAAGATTGATATGTGTTATGGAACCGTCCTAAGCACTATAGGAAAATGTCCTAGAGAAAACTGCTGCCAGCCGAGTCCAACGATACCTTGCAACCTACCGATAGGCCCTGACGGCAATTTCTCTGGGGGGTGGGCTGGTCAAATGGGTACAGCGTGGTATGATGGTAATCCATGTGGAGAGAATTGCCCAGATGAAGGAAGTTGTTGTATCCCTGTGCCCCTTACTGGATTAGGCGTTTGTTGTTGTCCCTACCCAAGAACGGGAACGCCTGGTGGTCCTAACTGTATTCTTTGTAATAATTGCGACGAAGATACATGTGCGGGGTATGGTGAGGCTGCCTGTGGAGCCAATCCAAATGATACTGGTCAAGGTGGATCAGTGGAGGCATCATGGTGTTGCTTTGAGGGTGGCCCCGCATCTTGTCCCCCGTTCTTTGGTAACGCATGTGACGCCGGGGCGTGTCAAACGCATTGTCAAGCGGGATCATGTTTTGGTGCCGCACCAGAACCTCCCACCTCGCCCCTCATTGATGAAAATGAGTTGGTGAGAGTTTATATGAATGGATCTTGTGTTTGGATGAATAAAGCACAAAGCAGTATTTATCCTTCATGTTGACTTATACATAGAAAGAGGAAAGTAGTATATGAGTATTCAATACAGGGCAAGAATGAGATCAGTTGTTGACTACACATCAAATGATGAAAGTAGTGATCAGGGATTTTGCTGTCTTCCCCCAGATCATGAAAATTATGAAGATAGTCCTGTTGCTTCTAGTTACAATGATTGTATTTTTGTGGGGGGATATTTTCAACAAACATCAGGTGAGTGTCCAGATTTAGGAATTCAATCTTGTTGTTGTGCTTGTGATTATGTTGATGATTTTGATGCTTTCTTGGAAAATCCAGGTCCAAATTACGGGGATGGTTGTCCAAATGGAAATAACGCAGAATGCTATCAGGGTGGTTTAAAAGAAACTACATTCTGCGAATGCAATGATGTTGGAGGAATATGGGCGGGAACTTACTCCGATGGAACTGGTGTTCCTTGTTCTGTTTATTCTGAAAGTTCTCATAATTTATGTGATCCCGATGGATCCGGTCCGGTAAAGGATATTCGTTTTCCGGGAGGATGTTGTTTTACCTATGTTGTAGATGAAGTTGAAAACACAAGATGTGAAAATGTATGTTCTGCACAGGCATGTGTTACTACTGCAAATGAGATTGCAGAAGAAGAAGGTGGAACTTTAATTGACGATTCGTTAATATATAATCCACAAGACGACTGTGACAATGTTGATTGTCTTTATCAAATGGGATATTCGGGAAGCGAAGAGAATAGATCAAGAAATAATAGAGATGCAAGAACAGGAATTCTTGTTGGTAATAAGATGTCCTTTACAGAGAGAAATCCAAGATCATCTTGTATTTACAAAAAAAATGAAGTTACAGTTTGTTCATTGGAAACAGAAGATTCATGTAAAGATAAGAATGGAATCTATATAGGTCTTGATAAAAATTCACTTACACTTGACTGTTCTTCTACAGAAGCAAACGAAATTAAAGATTATTTTTCAAACGATAAAGAAAAAATTAGTTCCTCTATTGTTAACACATGGAATTTGGGAGACAAGGTACTAAACGCAGGAATATACATGGGTATTTTTTCATTGAACGGTTCTATCTGTTATGGAAACAGAGATACCGGAGAATCAGTCCATTATCCTGCAACGGAAGATGATGGTATTTCTTATCCTGATTACGCGATTATTATGTACCCGGAAAATATAAGAGGGGTTTATGATAATAACTTAAAGGTAACTCACCCACAGAGAAATAATACAGATTATAATCTGGACTTTAGAACTTCATTTTGGAATTCTATTGAGAACAACGAGATAAACAAAAATCTAAAACTAACAAAAACTGTTAATGATTTAGGACACTATAATTGGTATATTCCTTCTTTAGATGTTTTCAGTTTCATTAAAAATCAAATGACGGAACATAGAAACACTATCATTAACAATATAAATAAAAGTGAAAATCATAACTTAAAATATAGTGATTTATCAAATGATCACTATTATGGAACTTCAACCATAATAAATGATGGAAAAAATCCTCCAAGATTTTATTCATATGGTCATAATGGAAACTATGTTTCATTGTTTAAAATGCACGAAGGTATTTTAAGATGGAGACCAGTTTTAATGTTAGAAATAGTTTGACAGTCATTCTTTTCTGTTTTATAATTTTAGAAATAAAGGAGATAATTTATTATGAGCGAAGAAAAAAATGGAGATGTTTCTTTCCGCAAAGTTGATATTGATCCAAACAAGAGAAATATCAAAAGAAAACTTAGTATGATACAAAGTTTTGCGTCATCTCTTGCATCCAGAAGTTTTAATAACAAAAAGATAAACGAACCAATTAAACAATTAAGAGTTTTGAGTTGTTTCGGGAATCAAAACGTGGGTGGTATTCTTCCTAGATGTGAGCATTTAATGGACAGTGATACCGGAGAGGGTAAGCATTATTGTGGTGCTTGTGGTTGCGGAGACAGAAAAGGAACTTGGTTAATTCAAGAGGCTGATGAGTACAGTAAACTTGATTATCCAAAAGTCTCATGTCCTCTTCAGATGCCTGGTTTTACAAATTATGTGTTGAGTACACCAGATGAGTCAGAGGAACCAGTAACAAGAAAATACTATATTGAAAATATAGAATATGAACAGGTGAAAAAAGTTCCTGTTAAAATTGGAGATATTCCTCCAAAACCAAAGGAATAAAGCCATTTAAATAATCTAAAATAAATTTACTCCTGATGCCTTTTATACATATTAAGGTAAAATTCAGGAGTATTTTTATGTCAACGATTACATCAAAGGATGAATTAATTGATTATGCTCTCCGCAGGTTAGGCGCTCCGGTTATAGAGATAAATGTCGATAGACAGCAATGTGATGATCGCCTAGAAGACGCATTGGAGTTATTTGCAGAGAGACACTTTGATGGTGTTGAAAAAGCATATTTCAAACATCAATTAACTCAAACCGACAAGGATAACATGTACATTAGTACCAATTCTCTTGCTGCTAATTATACTGATGGTCCTACTGGAAAAGATATAATGTCGGTAACTAAAGTTTTTCAGTTTGGTGATTTTGCAGATGTTAGTATGTTTGATGTCAGATATCAAATGGCTTTAACTGATTATTTTGGAATCAACCGAGGACTTGGTTACAATAGTTCTATGGGACTGTCTTCATATGATAGCACCAAGAGGTATATAAATCTAATTCAAGATTTCTTTATGCCAGAAAAGATGATAAGGTTTAGTAAAGTTGCAAATAAACTCCATTTAGACATTGATAAAGATGATTTAGAAACCGATGATTACTTGGTAATAGAAGCATACGTTAAACTTTCATCTGAAACATTTACTGAAATATACAATGATATTTGGTTAAAGAAATATATAACTGCTTTAATTAAAAAACAGTGGGGTTCAAATCTATCAAAGTTTGAAGGAGTTCAATTACCGGGAGGAGTATCTTTGCGGGGTGGAGAAATTTCAGCCGAAGCAAACGAAGAGATAGCAAGGTTAGAAGAAGAACTTCAACTCACCTACGAACTTCCTATTAATTTTGATGTAGGTTAGGAATTATAAATGGCTCGTAATCCATACTTTAAAGAATATTCTGGAGAACAGAATGTAGTTGAAGATCTTACCATTGAAATGATAAAAACAATGGGAAAGAATATGGTCTATATTCCCAGAACCCTAGTAAATGAAGATGAATTGTTTGGAGAGGATACTATCTCTAAATTTGATGATGGGTATCAGTTGGAGATGTATATTCAATCAATTGATGGATTTGAAGGTGAAGGTGATATATTATCAAAGTTTGGATTAGAAATTAGAGATAGAGTTGAATTGGTAGTATCACGAAAAAGATTTAATCAAACCGTTGGTGAATATGAAAATCTAACTCGTCCCCGAGAGGGAGACTTGATTTATTTTCCCCTAAGCAAAACTCTTTTTGAAATCAATTTTGTAGAACATGAAAATCCATTTTATCAATTAGGAAAACTTTACACATATAGATTGTCGTGTGAAGTCTTTACATATAGTCAAGAGGACATTGATACTGGATATAGTGATATTGATACCATTCAAGATTCCATCAAGAAATTTGCAGTTGAATTTGATCTAGGAACTAGAGTAAGTGCATCAACTGTTGTTAACTTCTTTGAGGGTGAGACTATCTATCAAGTGTCTGGTGTTACTGACGGTTCTGCTGCACTTGAGAATGCTACAGCAACAGCAGTCGCAACGGATTGGGATTCTACACTCACTAAATTAACCCTTACAAATATTGTTGGTACAGTCTCAACAACAAGCGGAGAAACATTAAAGGGTGCAGTTTCTGGTGCAGAGTATCAAATAAATAGTAGTACAACAACAACTATAATTGTACCACAAGAACCAGAGGACGATAAACCTATAGGTGATAATGAAGACATTGAGTTGATTAGAGATCAAGATGATATCTTTGATTTCACAGAAACCGATCCATTTAGTGAAGGTGATTATTAATGTTTAGTCAATTCTATAATGAAGCAATAAGAAAACTTGTTATTGGATTTGGTTCTCTGTTCAATGACATTAGAGTTATTCGTAAAAATTCTGATGGTTCAACAAAAGAATCAATTCGTGTTCCTTTATCATATGGACCTAAAGAGAAGTTTATTCGCAGAATACAAGAAACTAGCAGTATATCAGATACTACAAAAACACAAATAACTTTACCCAGACTTGGATTTGAAATCACAGGGTTTGCATATGATCCGAGTAGAATATCTAATAAATTGAGGACAACTACTCTTACTTCCTCTGATGGTCTTTCTTCACAGTATAATTATTCAGAAGTTCCATATAATATATCTTTTGGTTTATATTCGTTTGCTAGAAATCAAGATGATAATTTGCAAATAGTAGAGCAAATACTTCCTTTCTTTAAGCCTGAATTTATAGTAACCTTCAAGATGAATGATATTAACTCAAATGTTGATGTTCCTATAACATTAAATGGAGTAAATACAACCGAAGAGTATGAGGGGGCTTTTGATACAAGAAGAAGCATAATATCAACTTTTGATTTCACAGCAAAAAGTTATGTATATGGTCCTGCTAAGAGTAGCAAGATTATTCTTACTTCTGAAATTGATATGTTTATTGAAGACGGAGCCTTTGATAAACCGGTAACAGGCGCACACGATCTTCGTATTGGAATTACAGGTGGATTCACGGGTGATGGATATACGGCAGGTAACAGAATTTATGGTGACTTCTATTATGAAACATGAAAAAACAGTAAATGAAAAGATATCAGAGAAACTAGAAACTGAATTTGAAACACAAACTCAAGAACTTGAATCGAAAAGAAAAAGAACTGAAATTCAAGTAAACGCTTCTGATAGTGAAAAAGATTATTGGTTAGTTCGTAAAAATATGAAAGAACTAATATCAACAGGAGAAGATGCAGTTGAAGGTATATTGAAAGTTGCTCTGGAGGGAGATTCCCCAAGAGCATATGAAGTTGCTGCACAGATGATTAAAACGGTTGCTGAAACAAATAAGGATCTAGTAGATCTTCATCAGAAAATGAAAAATATAAACAAAGAGGAAATAAATGTGCATAATACCACAAATAATTCTCTCTATATTGGATCAACTAGCGACCTACAAAATCTAATTAATGATGCAAGAAGCACAGATAAAAATCAAAAACAAAATATAATTGACGCAAAGGTTATTGAGAATGACGACTAAACAAGAAGGTTATTATGGAAATCCCAACCTAAAAGAAGTCGGAAGAGAAATTGAATTCACCAAAGAACAAGTAGAAGAATATATCAAATGTTCTCAGGATCCAATTTACTTTATACAAAAATATATCAAAGTAGTTTCTCTTGATGAGGGGTTGGTTCCTTTCAATTTATATGATTACCAAGAAGATATTGTAGAAAAGGTACACAACAATCGTTTTGTGATTGCGAAGTTGCCTCGCCAGTCTGGCAAATCTACCACTATCATTTCATATCTTCTCCACTATATTTTATTCAACCAAAGTATGAGTGTTGCTGTTCTTGCAAATAAACAGTCCACTGCAAAGGATATTTTAAGTAGGTTAAAACTCACTTATGAGTATTTACCACTTTGGTTGCAGCAGGGTATATTGGAATGGAATAAAGGTAGTATTCAATTAGAGAACGGATCAAAAATCATTGCATCGTCAACATCTTCCTCTGCAATTCGTGGTGGTTCATTTAACTGTATTTTTCTTGACGAATTTGCTCACGTTCCGAATACAATAGCAGAAGAATTCTTTAGTTCTGTTTATCCAACAATCACATCTGGACAAAGCACAAAAGTCTTCATGGTTTCTACACCGAACGGTTTGAATATGTTTTATTATTATTGGAAAGGTGCAACAAAGAAACAAGGAGAAAAAGGAAAAAATGAATATGTTCCTATTGAGGTTCATTGGAGTAATGTCCCGAAGTATCCTGGCGGACCACTTCGTGATGAAGCATGGAAACAGGAAATTATTGCAAACACAAATGAACAACAATTCCAAACAGAATTTGAATGTGATTTTGTGGGAAGTCAGAATACTCTCATAGAATCATCAAAACTTAGAGCATTGAATTGGTGTGAACCCTCTGAAAGAAATGCTGATGGATTGTGGGTATATGAAAAACCAAAAGAAGGAAGAGATTATTACATCACAGTTGATACTTCAAGGGGACAAGGAAAAGATTATAGTGCTTTTGTTGTGGTAGATACAACAGAGATGCCATATAAAATTGTAGCCAAATATAGAAACAATACTATATCTCCTATGCTCTATCCTACAGTTATATCTACTGTCGGGAAAAACTACAATAATGCTAACATTTTAATTGAAATCAATGACATCGGTGGACAAGTTGCTGATATTCTTCATCAAGATCTTGAATATGAAAACCTAATTATGACAACATATAAAGGAAGAGCAGGTCAGGTTGCTGGTGGTGGGTTTGGTGCCGGAAGAACTCAGTCTCAATTGGG